ATCTTTGTTCTCACCTATCGTTTCGAAGAAGCAAGTGGCTGCAGGAGATGTTTTTGAGGCATTTTATGAAGCTGTTTCCGGCTTTATGAAGGGCGGATGGCGAGTTTTCCAAACTGGAGAAGTTTCAGCCTTCTTTATGGAGGACGACAAAGTCTCTGAGTTTGATCGTATGTATAATGAAATTAGGTCTTTCCATGGATATGCCTTAGCAGGTAATCTTAGGGAATACACTGATATCGACGACAACGAATATGAAGCTCGCTTGAAGAAAGCAATTGAATTTGGTGACAACCTTTTGAAATTCATCAAGGGAAGTCAAACTTTCGAAAGGAAGTATGTCTCTGATCGCATGGATAGGTTGAGAGATAATGAAACTGAATTCACACAGTTACGAACTAGGGGTGGCTTACGAGTCGCCCCGTTTGCGGTCTGTTTGTTCGGACAATCTGGATGCGGAAAGTCTAGTCTGACGAATTTGACTGTGAATGCAGGCTTAATTTACAATGATTTGAGCGCTGAAAAAGATCGCATTGCCACTTGGGCAGACAATGACAAGTTTGCTTCGTCGGTTAGATCACACATTAACGCCATCATTTTTGATGACTTTGCCAACACTAAGGAAGATTTTATGGATTTTTCTCCGGCATACCGTTTAATTCAAGTCATCAACAATATCAAGTACTTAGCTCCAATGGCGGACGTTTTCCTAAAGGGGAAGGTGTCGTTGAATCCCTACTTTTGCATTGTTTCCACTAATGTCGAACATTTGAATGCTGCAAAGTATTCCAATGAACCTGAATCTGTTTTGCGACGTATGTACCATGTCAAGGTGGAACCCAAACCAGAGTGCTGTGAGAATGGAATTTTGAATAAAAGGAAAATTGAATCCCTATATGGGAGGACGTCGTGTCCAGACGCATGGTATCTGACTGTGCGATCGTATGCCGCGCGCAATAAGCGGCATGTTGATCTTACGGCTATGACTCCAGTTGAGTTTGAGGGTAAAAGACTTGAGAGGGTCTCTGTCAAGGAG